AGACCACGGAAGTCATCGGTAGTAGCTAAGTCTTCGCGGAGTAACTCGTCGTCACGAAAGCGATTAAACTTGAGGTCTTTTAGGATGTCCTCGTCGGCTTCTCCACCGCGTTTCCGCTTGAGGGCTTTGACGCCCATGAACAAGCTGTCCGTTAGCCCTCCAATTCCAAGACCTTCGATGGTATTCTTGAAACGTCCTTCTATCTCGCCATCACTGTCGTCAGCGGCTAGATACTCATTTACTGGGTTAGCTAGTGAAGGGAACGCCTGTATAAGGTTACTGAGACGTTGCTCTTGTGCTTGGAACACGCTGAAGTCAGCTACCGCTCCTGCGGCGGCATAACCCTTGAGGTTCAGTGCTTTCTTACCTGTTTTAGCTACCTTGGTAAGCATACCTACTCTACCTGCAACCCCTGCCACTGGAATGAACCCAGTGAGGAACTGTGTAACACCTTCACCTAGACCGCCTACAAACGTCTGAGAACGCCCTAGAAAGCGTTCGTTGTAGTCAGGCAGGAGGTCGTCCCCTGTAGCGTAGTCAGCAAGGTCATAGATACCTTGGATAGCTCCTTCAACACCTCTGAAAGGTGAAGCGAGTACATCTAAAAAGAAGTTAGGTTCTTCTTGAGGATTAGGAGTAGGCCCCGTGCTACGGGTTACTGATTTTGCGAGTTCGTCTATTGCCATAATTATTTCTTAATAAAGTTGTTGTTTGTTAAGTAAGTACGCATTTGCGTCATCATTGTGTCTACATTTATTCCGTAGACATCAGCGGCTTTCTGAATGTTTGGTGGTAAAGGCGCTTCTTTGTTTTCAAAGTAACCTTCTACAAGGCTTATTGTGTTGTTTATGCTTCCATCTATTATTACAGGAGTGCTGAGAAACAACCCTTGAGACCCATAAACACCAGACAACATAATAGGTTTATTCAAGCCTCCTCTGCGGTTATAGAGAGGGTCATTAGTAGCGTAGCTGTCATTAGCCACTTCATCCAAAGAGACGCCATATAATGAAAGGGACTCTCTAACGTTGGCGTTTTTCTCGCTTCTTTGTAGAACAGTATCTTCGTTTGGATGGTTAACCCTTGCATTATATCCATGTACTAAACTGTTTTTAGGAGCTTGGTTTACGCCGTCCCTCGCGTTAAAAGTGTCATGCACTAAGTCTAAGCCTTTTGATTGCTCTTCACTATCTTTGAAGTAACCATTATCTATAGCTTTCTTATAAGGTATCGCGGGGTCTATTTTACGTAAGCCACCTCTTGTTTTTAGTTCTCTACTACCGTCCTCGCCTGTTATAAATATCTGTGCTTCCTGTTTAGCCCTCTTTAGAGCTAGAAAATCTTCTTGGGATGCTTTGATTTCTTCTGGATTAAGGGAGGTATTTTTAGCTATAGCATCGAACGCCGCTTTCTCCTCAGGACTAAACCCTGCGTCAACCGCCTGCGTTTGAACTGTTGTCGGTTCAGGGACTAAACTTTCTAACCTTGTGTCGAGCCAATTTTGCATCGGAACGGCGACAGCTTCAACGTATTCTTCGTTAAATTTATCTATCTTTTCAGCTTCAGGTAAAGAAGCGTATTTGTCGTGTAGGGCAAACTTTAGACGAGTTAGTTCTGTTTCAAACTCAGATGTTAACTGGGCTCCTAGCTGAGTTGGAACAAGTGTTTGCCTTCCTAACACAAACTCTTCTGTTCCAAGAATACTAAAGTTGTCTCCTAATTTAGTTTTTAAAACACTTGGGGCTAGTAAATCACGAATAGGAGTATCCTTTTGTCCAGTGTTTTGTTGTATGAAACTTAGCTTAGAGCTAAGCTCAAAGACTCTAGAGTTCTCCGAGAACGCCACCATAAAGTTGTCTAATGCCGCTACTTCCAGCGGGTCGTTATAGTCCTCACCTTCTAGTTCCAGCCCTTTATTTTCTCGGAGGTCTTGTAGTTTTTTTGTCAGCAAGGCCATGCCTGCCTCTTCGCCCTCTTTAGCTACGACTTGAAGGATGTTACCTTGAAGCACTGCAATAGCCCCTTTTGCTCGGTTTTCTTTAAGTGTTAGGCTTCTTGCGCTGTCATTCTCTATAGCGTCTTGTATTGTCTCAATGCGACCACGGGCGTCTGCCGTGTTAAATACTTCTACGTTTCCATCCCCAAACTTGCGTCTACCTTGCATACCGTAATTAGCTTTTTCAGTTGAGTCTAAGGCGTCTAACAGGTCTTGCGCTTCGTCGTGTTTTCCTTCTTTTGCGAGTAGTTCAACATAATCAAGGTAAGCTTTAGTTACGATTGCGGAAGCATCTGTCTTATTACCTACTGCGCGTGCTACTACCTTAAGCTGTTGGTCAACGGTATCTTTTATGTCTCCTAAATCCTCTAGCTCACTGAAAGCTTTAAAGGCTACATCTGATTGTACTTTGCGTGTAATCTCAGGAAGCTTATTTATAAAGGTTGCCTGTTGTTTAGCAACGAAGTCAGCCTTGGTAGCACTCTTCAGTGCGTTGTTAGCTTGCTCACTAAATACGTTTCCTCCGAGTAGCTCATCAGCTTCGTCGTAGGCTTCGTTGACCGCCGCGATTGCCGCTCCTTCAAACTCATCAGGAGTCTTGTACGCATAAGGGTCTTTGTGAAGCTCTGCGGCGATAGCTTGTAGCTTCATAGGCATCTCCTCTGCGTAGTATTTCTTAGCTAACGCTTGGTTGTACGCCTTGGTGTAACCAAAGATATTACGGCTCTCTTTGTCTAAGCCCTCGGTGAGGAACTTATTAAAGTCTGCTTCAGACATAGAGGCTACGTCTGTTGCGGCTTTGTCTTGGGCAATGTTTACTGCCTGACCATATAAGCCGACGCCTTGTCTTAGTGCGTCAGCTAATTGTAACGCAGAGTTTGTCTTAGGGGTGTCTTGTACCGCTACACGGTAGTTACCTCCGCTACGTATTGTAGGCTGTAGGGCTACAGGGTTAAGGTTTAGCTCTACCTGCTTGCGCTCGTCGTTTTGATTTTGTCTAGTTGCCATGTTTTATTTAAAATGTAGTAGGAGCTTTAAAGGGAACGTAGGGTGTTGGTGGGCCGCTAACATTGAAAGCAGAGAAGGCATTATATGTAGGAGCGGCAGTCGTGGTTTTAGCGGGGCTTCCTTGGAATAAGCCTGCTTGATTAAATGCACTGTAAGCACTGAGCCCTGTAGAAGCTCCACTAAGAGCCGCTCCAAGGTAGTTAGGTTGGGCTATAGGTTTGTTAATACTCAGCATATTCATACGAGAACGGTTAGCACCATCTTCAAATCCAAGCTGACGGTTTATATTAGCGAACTGCATCTGTTGTTGAACAGAGAAGCTAAACTCTGCTTCTTTACGTGTCATATCGTTAATCAGTGAGTCTACGCTTAGTCCTGCTACGCCAGCCTCGCCAGCACTCACACGAGCCGTTGCACGGGCTTCACGGGCTTTTGTGGTGGACTGTTGGATACGCTGTGCCGCCGCTACCTTTTCTTGTCTTTCCCTGAGACGGGAAGCCGACATTTCGGATAGATGACGTTGTTGCTCTGCAATCGTGGCGTTACGCTGGGCTTGCTCTTGGGCTTTCGCCGCTTGGCGCTGTCCTATGACCTGCATGCCCCCTTGGGCGATGCCGAGTGCTATTGCTACTGGATTACACATATTATTTAGAAGTAATTATAAATTCAAAGAAGGGTTGGTTGTTGAAGTCGAGTTTGCGGATGAATCTAGCACCGCAGAATTTCAGCCATTTGATAGCCAATTTGTTCTCCTCGTGTACAAAGTTAAAGGTTGCGCCATAAGGCTTGGTTAGTATCTGTGTCCACTTACGGGACGATTTAATAAAGTCGTATGCGTGGTCATTCACAATGTCTGTGCCTAACCACCAGATGTACGCTAGGTTGCCCACCTGTCCGACACCAAACATCCCCATAGGGACGCCATCTGGGTCTAGAGCGGTAAGGGTAACGTCATCGTTTGCTAGTCCATTCTCTAGGGATTCCTTGGGAGTATGTCCCATACAGGCAACCTCTATCTGGTCAGCTATACGCATGAACGGATATATCTGTTCTATGTGTTCCTTGGTAGCTTCTACAACAGAACATCTACCAGCCTGTATATTCAGTTTAGCCATATCTATTTGAGCGCGAGTGTAGAAAAGATTCAAACTCAGCACTCTGGAAGTTACTGGGTAACGCACTCTCGTTCTCAATCGTGATAGTCGTGTCTTGGGCTTTGGTGAACACAGGGAAGCGATAGAACCCGCTGTCGAGGTCTAGGGAGCCTAGTGTGGATGAACCCACTATATCAGGCGTAAAGACATTCTCGGTTGTATTGCGGTGCTTAGGAGTCACCTTGACCTTAAAGAAAGCTGTCTTGTCAAAGTATATTGAACCGTTACGAACCATTAGCTTGGCGGCATTAGAAGGGCTACTTCCTTGACCTGCCTTGGCTTTAAAGAGTTGCTCAGAGAAGGTGTACTTCATGGTGTAGGGGATGCCTGTAAATACAGGGGTGTCTATATCGTTACCATTAATATCAACATCGTTAACCGCTTGTGTAAGAGTAACAGTAGCTCCTGAGTTTGTAGCATTTAGTTTTAGTCCATCTGTTGTGTAAACCTCTACTGAGTTGTCTGCTGGGGTGTATGGGAGGGTGATTGTAGAGGAGCCATGTGTGACTGTAGATGCTACCCGCATATCAAGGTGAGTAACAAAGCCAGCAGTGTCCGTAAGACCAGACTCTAGGGGCATCTCAAGGAGGTTAGTTTCTCCGTTGTTAGTGATGACTGCGTATAGAGTAGACTCAATAAACTCAATGCCTCGTATCTCACCTGTAAAGGTAAACTTAGACCAAGCACTTAGGACTTTCTGGTTGTTGTTCCAGAAGTAATTGTAGATATATAGAGAACCTTTTTCGTCACCACTGAGTAACACAATCATGTCCTCTGAGGTAGTCCCAGCCATATCAATAATATTTTTAGGGATGTAAGCAGGAACGTGTTCAGTGACCTCAGTGGAATCGTAATTATCGGTTGAAGCATTTACAGTGAACTCTCTCATACCTGTAAAGGCTCCACGAGTAAAAGGGAAGTATATATAAGAACCTAATGGTAAGGGGTCTACTTGGTCTTCAAAGCTGAAGTTCGTAATAGGAGTTATGCTTACTGTCCTTGGGGTTAACACATCTCCACCCTTCATAACGAATTGTCCGTTCTCTGAGAATAATATAAGGTTCTCTTGGAAGCCTTTAGCAGACTTAAGGTTAGTCACTCGACTACTAGCTACCGACACATCAATAGGGTCAGAGTCCAGTAGTGTGGTTACTGTGGTTCTGAGGAAATTGTATTCTAAATTACTTGCTTCGTTAAGTGCGCCTAAGCCGCTTTCAGACAGGATAATGTTTTCATTACTGAGGAACCCTAATCTATTCTTAAAGAAGAACAGATTGCTGATTGTTTGTGAGGCAAAAGACGGAAGAGGGTTTGTATTATCATCTCCCACACCTCTTTCTTTTACGGGCATTGTTGACAAGGTGAAAGTGTTAGGAGCAGTATTTAGAAGTATATTTGGAAGTGTGCTTGAATCGAGTCCTAATCTCACATTAGGCGCAAGGCACTCAACCCAACTCCCATTACCATAAGTCTGACCATCAGTAGTTTCAAATTTAACGTAGTAATCATCCTCACTAAGTTCTACATCTCCTTTAACTTTTACACGAAATCCGTTCTTAGCATAGGTAGGTAAATCACTTATCGAATTAACTTCTTTATAGACAACTCCTAGTCCTGTATTCGCAAGCCCGTCACTGCCTGATATTTTAAAATCTGTCTTATTGTTAGCGCGCGTTATTACTAAAAGGTTTCCCTCTTTGTGGGTTGTAAAGTCGTCATTGGTGTTGCCGTTTACTGGAAAGTCTCCAACAAACTCTGTCTCTATACGTGTAAGAATATTTTGGGTATCCGCGTGGTCAGCAGTAGACTTGTCTTCTGATATAGCCTCTACATCGACATCAGTAGAAGAACCAGAGCCAGTAGGGGCTGATACGGTGCTTGCTTCACTAAAGGCAAATGACCTGTAGGAGTCACCTCTAAAAGAATTACTGTATCTGTACTGATAATTTCCAGAGTTTAAAATCGTTACGTTGTTCTGTATTACCCCATTACTATCAACACTAATTTGAAACACAGCGTCTGATAATGTAACTAATTGGAATACAGAAGCACTGCTTGCGTGGTATTGTGGTATTGAAAATGTAGTTGTAGTTCCCGCTTCGTATAAAGTTCCTCCATTAGTTATGGTAACCGAACCAACTTGCATATTAGAATTACCTTTTGTAATCATATTAATGGTAGCCGTTGCGGTAGTCCCTGCGGCTCCTCCAGTAGAAAAGGAACCTTTTAGGTGGAGATTATAATTCTTTGAGTAGTCTCCTTGCTTAACAAATACTAATGCTTCTTTTTCTAGCTCTGGTGAATATGTCGAACCTAACCCAACCTGATGTGATGAATTAAGTAAAAATGTCCCATCGGCTACCGTTAATGCTTTTAAATCTTTTATAGCTTGAGAACTATTGAGGTAAGAACCAGAAACAGGATACCCAGTCGCAACATAATTAGAGTTCGCGGCAAGTTCTGCTGTAGTCCACGATGCTTTGTAACAATTAGTTCCTACCTTTATTTCTGCTTCAACGCCTGTAATAATATTAAACGCATATAGATGTGTGCCATCATGAATAATGACATACTTCTCATCATCATCGCGGTTGATGAAGTGAACAAAGCTATTACTGTCTATAGCACTCGTAAGTAACTTAGCGATGTGCCTAGTGTTAGGACGTTTCTTTAGTCCATCCGCAACAGAGCTAAGAGCGTTTTCCTGCTCCTCACATTGACCAGCAAAGCGTGTTGCGTCTGATTGTTGAGATACCCCTTGGATGAGGTTAGGAACCGCTGTGTTAATTAGAGGCATTAGGAGATATCGTAGTTACGGTTGATGCCTATTCTGGATGCTACAGCGTAGCTGTCAAATATAGTTCTGTCAGAGTTGTTACCTTCCGCATCCATGAGGTCAGCCCGTGCGTTGTATTCGTCACGAGCAATAAGAGCTTCTAGCTCACGAGAGCCTACCATACGTCCTTGGAATACCCGTGAGGCAACTAAGGTTATATAGCGTCTTGCGGCTTCTGGTAGGCTTGTAAAGTCCAGCAGTCGTGTAATGTTAACCTCTAGGTCTTTGGAGAACACTGAGGTGTTGTTAGCGCGGTCAAACAAACTGAGACCACGTTGGGCGATGTCGATAGAGGTATCGGTTGTGTCTACCTCCAAGATGTCGTCCGATAAAGTTATTGTGCCATCCCCAGCAGGGCTCAGGGTGACTTTGAGTTCTGTGTTAAAGTGCCACCCTTCAGCTTGAACGGAACGACTTACCTCGTCCAATACAGAGATAGCAGTAGCGGCAGAGATAGGAAGCGCGTTGGTGTCACTAATACTATTCACAGGGCTCTCGCCAATGTGTCCTAGCATTGAGTTAACAGCTTCTAGCTTTGATGTAAGTGTGGGCATATTATTATATAAATTTAAAAGTTAAAAAAGAGCCCCCAAAGGAATTAACCAATGGGGGCTCAGAATTAATTTAGCGTACTTCTACAGCACACTCTGGACGCAAGACGCCGTGTCCCATTGCATATTTAGCAACGAACAACGTACCTTGACGTTCGATTTGGTACTCGGACTCTGTAGCGAGGTCGAGGAGCTTGACTGTACCGATAGCTTCCTTAGTACCTGCAAGGATGCGGGTAGCAGAGAGGTCACCATTGTATCCAGTACCACTAGCACCGAAGACATCATTGTTGACACCGTCGTCATCTTGGTCTTGAGAAGCCTCAGCGACCGAGATGGAAGCGAGGTGATTGCTCTTTACAAGACTGATACCAGCTACTTGGCTGATTGTACCAGTTGCGATGTTACCAACACCACCAGCATCACGATTAGACGCAAGCGACACTGCGCTGTTGTCTGCTGTGATTAGGGTGTAGTAGTCGGCAGGGCTCAGGACAGCGAAACGACCTTCGTCGCTTACGTCCTTACCGTCGAGAGACTCAGCAACGCCATAGAGAGCGTCGATAAGTTCAGCCGCAGTTGCGTTAGCACCAGCGAACAACGAAGAGGAAGCACCAAGAATAGTGCCATCATCTCCACCGATTTCTGAAGTACCACGAGCGGCGGCGGCAAGAGTCTTCATCGTAGCGATGTCGAAACGTTTTGCGAGTGCCTTACCGAGTTCCTTAGCGTAGATGCTACGGACGTCGTAGTGGTTCTTTAGTTCGTCGATGTTTGCGATGAACGTTGATGAGATGAGTACGTCGTCAATAGAGATGACGCGCTCAGCGTGTTTGATTGCAGACAGGTAGCTGTTACCTCCGTCAGCGATATTCTCGCCAGCAGTGTGGTATTTCGCAGATGCGATACCAGTAACAGGGAATTGTGCAGATTTGCCATTCTGAATGGTGCGTACCATGTGCAAGTCCTTCATCACGTTTGTTTCTTCAAACGTAGTTAGGATTTCACCAGAGAACACCTTCAGGAACAACGCATTTACATCACCTGAAGCATTGACTTGCCCTAAACGAGAGGGGCTTGTATTGCCATTAGCCATGATTTTTTATTCCTTATTTGGATTAGTATTGAGGGTTTGAGGTGTCCGTGGGCAGGGTTTGCTTGTCTAAGGTTATCCTCCTCAAAGGGCCTTACGCTACTACTAGCTTAGGGACGAAAGTTATTTCTTCTTTTTAGGAAAGCCCTTCTTCATATTAGAATAGGCTTTATCGCTCACCGTAGACTTCTTTTTGCTACGGGAGATGCCGAGTTTACGGCGACGATTCATATTTCTGTATAGACTCATATTAACATTTCCATTTACGAAGGGCGAGAGCTTTACGGGTTGGTCTACCTTTGGAATCCTTCATAGGCCCTTTAACGCCACTCATACGGGCGCAGAAGGAACGCTTCCTTGCACCGCCTTTGGGCTGTGGGGCTTTGAGGTTAGAACCAGTCTTACGATTGTAGTAGTCTCTTCCTTTCTTGGAGAGACCCCCGCTCTTAGACTTGTGTTCTTTCCTTAGGCTGACGCCTTTTCTCTTTGCCATTGATGTAGTTTTTAATTATTGGGAGGGCTCGGCTTTTATACCGAAGTAAATTCTTTTGTTTCTGGTCATCTATTGGGTTGTTTACTCGTGTCCATGCACCGCCACCGCCATTCCAAATGAACAGTAGGTGGTTTATGGTTACTTCTTCACCACAGCTTCTAATGTGCTTCGAATAGTGCGAAAGAACTTTAAAAGCGATGAGGAAGCTGAAGTTAGGGTCAAACGCAACGCTGTGCGCAACTTTACTGCCCGTGATACGATTGTAGTCATCCACCATGATTTTATGGATTTGAAATAGCCCGTAAGCGAGCCCTTCGTCTCCGACAATAGTTGGGTGACTGCCTTGCGGAACTTCCCATAGAGGGATGAGAGAGACAAATTCTTGAAGTGATATAGTTTGTTTTTCATTGTTAGCGTTTAACCATAGAGGAGCCAAAGTAAAAGCTAAGCAAAGCAAGCATACCTTGGCGAACTTCTGGTAGAAGGACGAAACCGTTGACGTTAATGTATCCATTTTTAGTGCCAAATATTAGGGAAAAAATGCCGCCCCCTGACTCTTTTTGAAGAGCAACAGGGACGTCGACGAGGGATAGTATAAAGGGCGCGACTATAACTGCGAATAAGATGCAGATAGCAATTATACGGCGAACCCATACTCCACCTCGGTTAGACGCCGCTTGAGCAGAAGCATCTACTGCCTCTTGCTTCCGTAGCATCGCATCAAGGGCTCTGCCTTGGGCTTCAGCTTGGGAGGCAACGAGGCGCATCACGAAACCTGTGATGCCACCACCGAGCATGGATAATAGTTCTATAGACATAGTTTAAAGGACGTTGGAGACCGCTAGGCGTTTCTCTACGTTGTCGCGGAACGCTGGGTCAGATGAATAACGAGGGTCACGCATAGCTTCAGTTACCTGAGCCGCTGACCCGAAAGGTTTAACAGAGGAGCCGCTAGTACCACCTTGAGATAACTCAGGGGGATTACCACCAGCAGAGATGAACTGAGCATAGAGACCTTTGACAGCCATCTTAGCTTGGTCTACTGAGCCAGTTTCTACGATACTGTTGAAGCCATCTAAGTCGCCATCAGATAAGTTTTCAGAAGCCCAGTCAGACATAGCGTTGTAGTTAGCGTTGCCTCCTACTTCGTTCTGTATTTCCAAAGCTTGTGATGTACTCATGCTCTCCTGACCTGCTATGTAAGCCTCCACGAAACTACGGGGTAGCCCTGCTTTCTCTAGCTCAATGAAGGTCTTGTCAGTAAGAACTCCAGACTCAGCAAACTCTTCGGTAGCTTTTTGTACGGATGAATTGAGGCTAACACTTGCTTCTTCTTCGGCAGGGGTGTCGTCTGTCTTATCTTTGGATTGCTTGGATGATTGTTTCTTCTGAAGTTCGTTGTAGGCTTTCGCCAAGTCCTCTGGGGACTCAAACTTCTCATCTAGCCACTCTGGGCGTTCCTCTGAGGCTTCCTCTTGGATTTCCTCTTGGGGCTCTTCGGTGTTAGATTCAATTGATTGATTACGTTGCTCAGCCGCTTCATCTTGCATTGCGGCTTGTTTTTCGAGGGAGACATTTTCTTCCTCGGTATGTTCTTGTACTGTTACTGATTGGTAATTAGCCATCTATTTGCTCGCTTGGTTGTTGTTGTTGGGCAAGGGATTGGTCAGACATCGCTTTAATACCAGCGGGGCCTAACTTCTCAGCCATTTGCATTTGTTGCGCTTGCTGAGCCTCCATTGCCATTTCTTCTTCGGACTTAACCAGCCCATCGGTTTTGATACCGAGGGAGATTGCCCTCCGTTTAAAGTATTCTGAAACCTTGACGAACTGTGCGATAGCTTCAGGGCCTACCACTTGGGCGGCTCCAGCTAGGAACAGGTCTAGTTTCTGTAAATCATTGCCGCGTCCTAAAGCTTCAACACCTGTAATGATGATGGGCTTCACAACGTCTTTAGGAATCTTAGGTAACTTACCCTTCTTGTTCATTACCTCCATTAGACGATTGACCAATGGAAGTTGCATTTCACTGCTTAGAAGAGAGTAGAGGCCACCGAGGGCAGACTCTAACTCCATACCTAACATCCGTATCTCTTCAGCGGTAACACGCTCAGCTTGGCGTACAGTACCACTGGTAAGAAGAAAGGCGTGACCTAGGCGGTCTTTGATTACGTTGATTGTCTCCTGTGCTACACGGAAGTCGTTAAACTTGTTTACCTGTAGGGTGGTGACATCCTGTGCGTTGCCCTGTGTGATTGCACCGTTAGGACTCTCAGCGAGTGTCTTAGCTCTGGTTGTGCCGTTAGGGTTAACTAGGAATAGAACCTTTGAAGCGGCGGCAGAACCTTCCACAATAGCCTGTGTGAGGGACTCAAGGGACTGTAGGTCACCGAGGTATTCCTCAACATAACCACGTCCGTAATCTTCACCGTCAATACGTGTGAAACGCAGAGGTATAAATGGGTTCTTGTCTAGACCGTAGAAGCCTTCAGACTTAGGAATAACGTTGCCGTTGATTTCCTGCCAGACTTTCCAGCCTTTCTCTTTACGACAGACTGCTGTGTATAACTGTACTTCGTCATCAGAGCCGCCTTCGTTAGCCCCTGCTACTTCTTTCATTTCCTCAGTGAGGCTCATGTAGCTTAGGGATTCCTTGGTGCAGATGTATAAAACATTGCCCATTGGGTCACGCTCAACACAGAAGCGGTCAAGGTGGAACACACGTACGCCACCATCGTCAGGGACGTATAGTAAAGCGTTACCAGTGATGATAAGTTGCTTAATAGCTTCGTGCAATGCAGTACGATATGTACCTCTGCTGACCTCCTCCATGAAGGACTCTTCGACCTGCTGTAGAGACTTCTCAATCTCTGTGACTAGTTCTGGTGGAGCGCCTTCTTGTTGTAGTCCATATTCGTCCACTGCGAGACGGAAAAAGGGGGCGTTGGGAGGTAGAAGTGCCAACAGTAATTTTGAAGCGAGGTTGTTTACTCCTCTTGCCCCAACGCCCTGAAAAGGTGTGTCCAATCGGCTATGTGCTCCAAAGCCTTCGTCTGGGCAGACGTATGGAAGTGTGAGTTTTGCTGAGGAGCGAGCGCGGTCTAAGTATTGATGTCGCTTCCCCTCAAGGGAGGTGTATAAGCCTTCAGCAGTTTTGTTTGTCATAAATTATTTGGTGTCGTCTTCTGGTTCTGGGAACACTACGGACTCTACGGTTGCAGATTGTTCAAGGTCGTCGAGGTCATACTCAGAAACATCTAAAGCCCACATACCGTCAGCCGTAGGGACTGGCTTGGTCAACCATCTGGTTCCCTTGCCTTGAGTCCAGTAGGAGAAGTTGTTGTCTTTGCCTTCTTCGTCGGCTCGCTCAATGGCGGCTTCTTCGCTTGCGTAGATTAGATACATTAGTAGATGTCGTATTGATTGTTAATGTTAGCTTCGATGGCTGGACGATTGGCTGACTGGTTAGAGTTATAAACAAGAACCTCCATTAAGGCTCCGCTAGAACGAGCAGAACCAGCTCGCATAACATTAAACATATTTCCATTAATGTTAGATTGAGGCTGAGATGCCGTCCCTAGTGATGTTCCGTTTGCAAAAACTTCTTGTGTATCTCCCACCACTTGAAACGATAAAATATTTCTACCCGTTTGAGGAGTGTAGGTTATTATGTTATTGGCATTATAACTAAAATTTGCACTTCGTAAATAAAGCCTAGGAACTCCACCATCAATACCCATATCCAAATCATCTTTATAGGCGGCGGTAACCAACAAATCAGAATTATCTAGCTCTGTGGTGAGCGTTGAGTTAAATAGTGTGTCGTCTGTCCCGTCTCCAACGAGTGCTGGATTACCAGATGAGTCCGTTACCAAAGAACCACCATCAACAATCTTAGGTTGGCTTCCAGCGACTGCCTGTGTAGCATCCCTGCCGTTACCTGACTGGTCATACCAAGTCTCTACAAAGCCGTCCACCGTGTTGTCATACGCAGGGATTCCAGAGATGCTGTAGGCTTCACCGATGTTAGCTTCGAGGGCCTCGCGGTTGTCTGTTTGGTCAGAAACGTAGATGATAATTTCCTTAACGGATTTGTCAAAAAGAAGTGACCGTGTGCCTGAACCTCTAGCACCAATAAACTCTATGGGCGAAGCCGCCGTATTAGCACC